CCGCCAAAGTATCTGTACCAGTATCTTGTGTAATGATTACAGACTTGTCTGCAAAAGATGTAGCACCTGTACCACCACTAGCTACTGCTAATGTTGCAGATAGTCCTGCTGCTGTTCCAGATGTGTTTTGATTACCTGCACTATTAACACCAGGTAAATCAATATTACCTGTTCCATCAAATGATACACCACCTATTGTTCTTGCAGTTTCTAAAGCTGTTGCAGTTGCTGCATTACCAGTTGTAGAACCAGAACTTCCAGATACATTACCAGTAACATTACCTGTAACATTAACTGTAATGCTAGAAGGAAGTCCTATAGTAAATGTTTGACCAGATAATCCTACTGATACTTCATTAGAAGTACCTTCAATTGTCATTGTCTGACTATCTAAATCAACAGCACTTGTAGTAGAACCATCTGTAATGTCTAAATCTTGTGCAGTAGTTTGTGCATCAACATAAGTTTTAACTGCTTTTGCAGAAGGTATTGTAGTATCTGTACCAGCAGTAGATGATAAGTCTGTATCTAATACACCTGACTTTAAGTTATCTACTTCTATGTTAGATACTGTGTTGCTATCTACATCTATAGTTTTGTTAGTTAATGCTTGTGAGCCAGATAAAGTTGCTACTGTACTATCTATTGCAAAGGTTACTTTGTTTGTACCTGTGGTGGTATCTATACCTGTGCCACCTTCTAAATCTAATACTTCTGAATCTAAATCTATTGCTATGTTGCTACCACTATCAGCAGATATATCTAAATCCTCTGCTGTAAGTTGTGTATCTACATATGCTTTGACTGATTGCTGTGTTACACCTTTAGTTGCAGAGTTAGAGGACATATCATCTTCATCTAAAAATAATGTTGTATTAAGTGCAGTACCTGCTTCGTTAATAACTGTATCTACTCTGTCATTAATATCTTCTATGTGTTGTGCCATAGGTACATAACGAATTGTTGAACCTGATGCGTGTGATAAACCTGATGTTGCAGCAGAACCTTTAAGGTGTCTATATGATGCACCACCATCTCCTAATGTTAAAGTTTTTGTTCCTATGTTTACAGATGATACTAATACATACTCTCTGTTAGTTGCTGAATCTGGCTCTATAACTAAATAGCAAGGTGCATCAATAGTATTACTAGCTGAATCTGTAACTGCTGTTAATGTAACAGTTGTTCCTGAAGCACCCAATGTAGTTGATAATGTCGTTTCAAACGCATTTAATAACTTAGTTTCTTGTGCTGTCATTCTATCCTAATCTCTCTACTCCTAATAGTCCTGTACCTAGTGTTGTACTTGCAGAAGATACAGTAAATATTTTGCTCCCTCTAAATCTTACCAAACAAAATACTGTAACACTTCCTCTTGCAGATATTTCTTCTACAGGAGCTGATACATTTTCTATTATACCTCGTAATAAAGTATCTGGTCTGAATATCTCTAATTGGACATTCTTACCTTCTTTGTTACGAAGTGCCTGGTATATTAAATCTCCTTGACCATTAACTCTAAGTCTTTTTCTATTAGGTCTTTCTATCTGGTCTGATATATTTACTGGTATATCTACCACTAAGTCTTCTACTAACTGGAAACCTCTAACAGCAAAAGCTAATGCTTCTGGTGATTGTGATTGGTCATCAGTAGCTATATCTAGTTTTGCAGCTAACCACCTACCAGTTACATTCTCCATAATCTGCTCATCACCACCTGTACCACCACCAATGTTTACTTGTTCTGTCCAAGTAGCAGAAGTTGGATTGTTTATATCTTGTGGCACTATTGATGTAGATAACTTAATAGAACCAGCAGTAACAGAGTTAGTTGTAACTTTTGCACCAACCCATTGTTTTTTTTCTGATGTAAAGAAATCAGCTAACGCAGATATTAAATAACCTGAAGTAACATAATTAGATGTTTCTCTATAAACACCCTTACCACTAACAGTAGCAAACAAAGTATCAGAAAATACTGCTATGCCTTCTACTATCCCACTTTCTCCAAACTCTAAATCTCTAGCTATACCACCTGTTGGTAGATAATATCGCCACAGATTTGTCTTACTTGCTGTATCTACAACACCTGTAAATATGCTATCTCTAGTAGATACAATTTTATATGGTGCTTGATTAAGTGTTGTTGAGCCATCACCCCATTGTTTTATTAACTGTGCATTGACAAGTACATACAGACTATTAGCATTTGTTATCTCTGCTACATACAATCTTCCTATTTTGCCACTAGCTGTGTTCTGATATGTACCATAAAATATTAAACCTTGTGCTGCATCAATAGCATTAGGTACTTCACCCTCTATAAATGTCTGACCTTTTAGTGTAAGTGTTGATGATTCATCTGCAAAAGAATATATATAACCATCATCTGCACAAGCTAACACTACTGCACCACCATCAGCTACATCTGTCCAAGAACTACCACTAGGTAATGCTTTCATTGTTGGTGGATTAGAACCGCTTGTTACTTCGTGTAACTCACCATTAGTAGCACTAGCAACTAATCTACCTTTCATTGACCATAACTTATCAAATGTTTTGTGTGTATTGTGAGTTGCATAACTACCTGCACTGTTTCTTACATAAATATCTCCATTAGCTACAAAATATAATTTACTTCCAAGTACAGCCATACCTGTAATATTGTTACCTGCACTAGGTGTACCATCAGTAGATACATCACCTGTAAGTGGTGTTGTTATTTTCTTTAATACTGCACCATCAGCATAAAATATTTCTCCACCTAACTCTTGCATATAACCATTAGTACCTAAAGTGTCACCATTAGTTGGTTTTTCTGTAGAGTGCAACAATGATAATTTATATTCTTTCCCTGGTTCTTTGTTACTAAATACATCTACGCCACTACTATCCCAATATCTTTGAAAAGCATTTTCTGGTGCATTTCTTTGGTGTGCTTTATCTAATCCTGAACCACCTGAAAAATCTACTCTTGAATATGTTTGACCAAACTCCTGTTGGAAATCCTCTGGTGTTTCTGATGTAGCTATTGCTTGTGCCTGTAGTGGAGCAGTATTTATATTCATCTGCCTACCAGGACCTACAGCAAATCTTAGAAATAAATCATCTAGGTTTGCTTCGTACCCTAATGCTTGTGGGTTAGATGTGTTAGCTGATGAAGGTAATACAGCCATTATGCACTATAGTTTATGTTCATTATTGATACAGGTGCAGGATATAAAGAACGCAAGTTCCCTCTAGCTTCATCTATCAACAACGACCTAAGTCTAAGCAGTGCATTTCTAAGTCTTTCTCCTGAACCTACTGGATAACTTTCAGCTGCTAATTTTTCTGTAATAAACTCTTGTGTTGAAGCATCTACATCAGTAGCACCTATAATGTCTGCTACGGCACCTACCATTACTATCTGTTCATACTCAGGAGCAACTAAACATACAGTCTCTATATCAGATGTTTCATCTGTTGGTCTTACAAATTTTCTTTTAACAACTAAATGTACTGTCTTACCATTTGTTGTATTGTAAAACTGTACTGCTGTGTTTGTACTTGATGGAGGAAAGTCTCTAAGTAGCTCTATACCAGCAGATGTGTACTGATTACCTGTAGCATTTTGAACATAAGAAGTAAGTATTTCTACAGTTGATGCAGGAACTTCTTGATATGTAGTATTGGCTACAACATTTGTAGTAGTTACATTGTATAAACTAGGATATAACCTTGATATGTTATCTGATACAGCATCAAATACTGATTTACGAGGAAATGTAGGATTAATAAATATGTTTGTTTTATCTCCGTGTGATGCAGCAGTTGTACCAGAGTAAGCTCTTGATACAGTTAATGTTCTAGTAGATGAAACAATGTTTGTAACTAACATTAACTCTTGATTTATTTCTATTAATGCTCCACCATCTAATAAGTTTTCTTCTTCTGAACTTAACAAACCATCTTCATAAATAAGTGTGGTTGTTGTGTTATCTATTGCACCATCTAAACGAGAAAACGCAGATAGGTCATCTGGTTTATTTAAAAAATCTCTATATATTCTATCTACAAGTGTGCTTACTGCTGCCATATATTCCTATATTACTAGAGGGAGAAGTATTTATCTCCCTCTAATAAATATACTATCTATTTCCTAATTAGGAAGTAGATGTGCTGTGAATATTTCCGTGGAACTGTTCTGGTCCGTAGTTCAATCCAACTTCTCCGTAGAGTTGGAATTTCATAGCAGCACCAGTTTGTGCCAATGGCTCAACAAAGAAATGTCCTTTACCTGGAATATCTAAGAATACAGGAGCGACATATGCCATATCCACAATTAATATTTGTGAAGCAGGTATGTGTCTTGCGTATTGTATTCCGATTTCACCAAAGTCGGTTTCTATTGTTGTAATATTTACACCACCAATGTTTCTATCTCTTGGGGCTAGTGCCAATGCAGATGAGAACAATGAAGATAATTTTTGCTTGTTAAAAGCGTTAGCAAAGATAACTGGTTGCTCAAATGGAGCTCCGTTATCTGCCATACTTTTTAGACAGGCATCAATATCTGCTTGTGTAAGTGCGTCTCCTCCAGCGTTTATCTTGTTAGTTGTAACTGCTGCACCTAGACCTCTGGTCTTTCTTGCAGTAGATACATCTGTATCAGCTTGATAAGTGCCTTGGAAGAATGAGAACTCAATATCTCTAGCAGCTCTTTTCATAGCTAGGTCTAGTTGGAAAGCTAGTTCATCTTGAACTGGCTGATTTCCAAGTATTGATTCTCCACTTATGTTGCCAGTAGCAGCTTGTTTTGTGTAGGAAACATTAACACCATATTGCATAATTTGTGTAACATTTACTACTTGACTTCTGGTTCTAGCAGCATAAGTTGGGTCTGCACCCTCAACAGCAACTGTTTGAGCTGCTGCTGCATTGTCAACTGTTTGCCAAGTAAATTGTTTGGACTTGCTGGAAACTCCTCCAGTCATTCCACCCATCATAGAAAGCAAAGGTGTATCTGATGGTGTGACATTAAATAACTCGCCTACGAAATTAGGTAAGTCATAAGAGTCTCCCATTCCTGAAATTGCACCCATTATTTTCTCCTTTTACTTTTATTTATTATCTAACAGTTTTCTTAATTTATCGGCTTTGAGACTTGAACTGGTAGACCAATCACCATCAGCTTGTGCTTGTGCTATCTGGTCATCAATGCCTACTGGTTCAACAGGAACTGATGCTTCTATTACAGTATCTAAACTTTCCTGGCTAGTTATAACCCTGGACTTTTGTGCAGCTTCTTGGTCTGGTTCGGTAGGACTTTCTGAGGTCCAGCCATATTGTTCCTGTGCAAACTGCTGTATAGCATCAGAGGTTAACTCGCCTTTATACAAGTCTTTCAACGCTTTGCCCTGTCCAGAGTTTGGGTCAAATCCTGCATCTTTTATAGCATTATCTGCTTGTACAGTCTTATATTCCTTCTCAACAGCTTCAAGCTCTTTAATGCGTTCACGCATCTGCTTGATAGCATTATTATCCTCTTGTGTTTCTTCTACTGTTTCGTTCATCTCGTTTTCCATTTTTATCTCCTCTCCAAGTTTCTACTAACTGCATTACCCTTGGGAATATAATGCGATAGGCGACAAATTAAAATAAAGAATAACTAGAATTGTCAGCCACTTCTGGGCTATTCAGATACTGGCGAATTGTAATACTCAGTTTATACGCCAGATATAAACTGGAAGTGCAGCATCTACTCTGAGCCGAAACCTGCAAGGCTATACATTAATTATAACACAACTTGTATAAACAGCGTGTATTATTTACTGTTCTGTTAACCCAGTTACTCTAGAACCTTGTCGTGCAGCTCCACCTACAGGTGAGAACAATGACTCTTCACTAGCTTCTAATCTTTGTATTCGCTCAGTAACATCAACATCACCAAATATTGCTGCTTCAGTAAATTCATCTAGGGTAATAGCATCTGCATCTGGTTCTGTTCTAGCAGACAACTCTGCTAATCTAGGAAGTTCTGTAGCTGCTGCAGTAAACAATTGTCTAGCTTCTCCTTGTGTTATTCCAGCACCTCTTAATCTATCAGCTACTGTAGTAGAAATATTAAATCCAACTTTAGCTGCTTCGCCACCTATTTGTGCTGAGGTTATTCTTCCAGCTATAATTTCTTCTCCTACTTCAGGGTCTAATGATGCTAAAAATATTGCTTCAGGGCCTAAGTCCATACCATAGTTGTCTTTATAAAATGCTTGTACCTGTGGTATGTTGTCTTTAATTCCTCTATATACTGCTGTTATTCTTTGTTCAAATTCTCTAGCTGACACTTCACCTTCAATTAAGCTAGTAAACCTTGTAGATAATAATTCTTCTGTTGTAGCTCTTGGTAAACCAAACTCAGCAAGTGTTCCTATGTAACTTTCTTTTAGGCCTTGATATGTAACTTCATCAAACCTTACTTGGCCGTTAGGTAAAACATTACCTGGAAAATTATCTTTGTATAATTGTGTTTGCCTAACTTGAGATATAGCTATGTTTGCATCTCCTGTTTCTGCCCATTGTGCAGCAAAAGCATTTAATACTGCAGGTGGCATATTAGGATATAATGACTGTGCTAATAATAAATACTGGTCCATTATTGATTAGCTCCTAAGTTTTGTAATATTGAACCACTACCTAATGCTTGTTGCAGTGCTTCAGTAGCTTCTATAGTAACCTGATTGTTACCCATCTCTAAACCTTTACTTCTTAATGTAGCAGTACCTGTAGTAAAATCATTAGTAGCTACCATATCTTGCCACCAAGATTGTGTTTCATCTGCTGCTTCACCCCAGACTGATGTAGTAAGATTTCTCCAAGGTGTAACAATATCTTCGTATGTAAGTTCTGGATTTGTATATTTAGGAAACAAACCTAACCTATTATTCTTTAATTGTTCTATTAAAGCTGCTTCATAGTCAGGGTCATTTCTTAACCTACCTGCTCTTTCAGATACTTCTGCATCTGTTAACTTACCAAAGACTGGGCCTAAGTATTGTGAGTATAGCTGTCTTACTCTGTCTTCTTTTTCTGCTGTTCTTTCTAGGCCTTGTACACCAGCTGTAGTTACATAGTTTGTAAAATCTGTATCTCTTACACCAGACCTAAATGGGTCTGCAAATAAAGCTAATTGCTCTGATGTGTAAGATTCTGTCCATTGACCACTTACCCACTTGTCTGCAATCCAACTAACTAAAGCATCAGGTGGAGCTTTCTCTTGTCCTGTTGCAGAATCAAATCCACCAGTAACTCCTGCTGCTTGTAATGCTCTACTTACTTGAATCTTGTAATCGTTTTTTAAAGCTGTAGCTGTAGATGGGTCAGCGTAGTAGGTTCTTAACCATTCTCTTTCAGCTTGTGAATGTGTTTGATACCAGTCTGTTACTCTCCACTCTGCTTCACTTACTTCTCTACCTTCTAATGCAGCTTCAGCAAGTAATGATATAGATTGTTTATCTAATAACCAAGGTGCAATCTGAGCTTGTGTAGTTAGATTATCTACAAATGTTAAGAAAGGATGTGGAGCTTGGCCTGTATTAGGGTCATTACCTGGTAGTTCAGAAGTAGTACCAGCAACAATAAAATCATCAATCTCTTCTTCTGTCATAAAGTAATTTATTTCGTAAGGTGCATCTTGAGTTAAGATACCTGCTTTATACAAGTCATTAAATCTAACTTCATAGAACATTCTTATTGGTAAACCTTTATACATTGTTCCTGCACCTGGCACTGTGTACATAAGATATAATCTATCTTCATCTGACTGTACTAATACAGCACCTTCAGGTATGTTGTTAAATTGATTCATTGTTGTTGAACCAGGAGAACCTGCTATTCCACTACCTTGGCTACCACCTTCTCCACCACCTTGGCCTCCACCTTCTCCACCACCTTGGCCACTACCATCATCTATTGGAACACAAGCCTGTATTGATTCATCAAATGTATATCCATCTGGACATTCACCTGTTGTTACAACTTCATCATTGTCGTTACCAGAACCTAGATTAGGATTACCTGTACCACCACCTGAAACAGTAATATCCTTACTTGTTCCAGATTTAAGGTCATTAATTACAGCTTGACCAGGTGGCGTAGAACCAAATATAGAGTTTTCTAATGCTTCAATACTTTCTAGTAAAGAAACATACTTTTGACCTGATGGTGTAACCCTTGCCCAATCTGAATCTGCAACATTATAAGAATTTTTTACTTTATCTAAATCAACTATTATATCTGCTGGGTCTGGTTCTATCTCTGCTTCTGCTCTTCTTATTTCAGCAGGTGTTAAATCTCCATTTACAAAATCTCGCATAGCATCATCTTCAGAACCATAACCTAAAAATTCATACCAAGTATCTATGCCGTAACCAGCTTCGCCAGGTTTAAGTGGACCAGAGTCAGGGGTTTGTTTGTTTGCTTTGCCTTCATCTTGTGCTTTATTAATATTTTTTGATTCTAAATTGTATTGTTTATCTAAAAAATATTTTTGTGATGATGTAAGCCTAATGTTATTAGAAGCATTTAATTTTATAAGTTCTAATTTTTCTGACAGTGGTGCATTCTTTAAGGCTTCCCATTCAGCTTCTGTGTAATCTCTACCTACATTACGAGATATTGTTTCAGACAGTGTGCTACCAGCTACTGGTCTTTCTTCTTTAAAACCCATTTGTGGTTCATCAATAACTTCTTCTACTGGCTTTTCTTCACCTTTAGAACTTGTTACTGTTTTTCTAGCTTCATCATAATAAGTAACATCTTTGGTTTTGAACTCTGGTAAATCAGAAGTAAGAACCCATCCTTCAGCTTCATATACACGAACTAATTTCTCATCTACCATAGAGTAAGAACCACCAGGTGTACGCATTTGCACTAAAGCCATTACATAGCTCCTTCTGGTATTTCAAACGCTATATCTTTTCTGTTAGGTGTAAGCTCAGCTATAATTTCTGCACCATACTTTGCTATCTCATCATTAGCAGGTACAACTTCTCTATTAGTCAATGTGTAATCTTGAGAACTAAGTTTCATAACATTGTTATTTGGAGCATCTAACATTTCACCTTCAGGATTATATGCTGTTGTAAAAAACTTATCTTTATTTCTAAGTTCTGCGTAGGCCTGTAAACCTAAATCTTTTTGTGGTTTTTCTTTTTCTGTGTTGTAAGTATTCATAACTTTGTTTACATAAGTTTCCATATTAGGACCAAAACCTTCTATGTTTTCTACATTACCTACAGATTCTATACCTTGAGCTAATGCTTTATCTGCAGCACCAGGACCACCATACCAAGCAACTGCTACTAAATCCCAAGAACCATATTTATTGTGATACTCTTGTAATTTATTACCTGCAACTATGTCTTGTATGACAGGTATTCTCCAATCAGCACCTTCGTATCCTGCTTGTGCAGACCATACTGGCCAGTTAATATCTAGTATTCCATAAGCACCTTGTGCTTGTACAGTCTGTAAACCATTGTTAGTCATTGTTTGCGTAGGTGTATGTTCTTTTTGATAATCACCACCAGCGTTTTCTTGCTGTCTGATAGCTTCCATAAATGCGTATAGTTCGTTGTTTACTTCCATATTATTCTGGGCGTTGGTTAAGAGAAGCGAAAATACTAGCCCTAGTACGCCTGGTATCTGCATTTTCTCCTAACCTTCCTTCTTCATCTTTTATCATTTCGGCAAATCCAAACTGTGTTCTTGCTAATGGGTCTATCTCCGTAAGGCCTTCACTGTCTATCTTAGCTTGTACATTTTCCTTTGAATAGTTTCCAAACTCACCTGCAAGTAAACCAGTACCTGATACATCTTGTTGTCTTGTTGCTTTTTCTAAATCTACTGATTGTGTATAGGCCTGTTGTGCTTCTGAATACATTGTATTAGCAAGTAGTTTTAATTCGTATGGTTGTGGGTCACGATTAACTCTTCTTCTAAACATACTTACTATTGAGTTAGATACACTTGCAAAATCAGGTGGTAGATAAGCTGCACTATCTGGGTACTTAGGTAAAGGATTTAACTCATATTCGTTTAATGCTTGTTCCCAAGCTGAACCAGTTACCTTTTCTTCTTCTGTTACACCTCTTCTGTTAACTGTACCAAGGATAAATGACATAGCTCTTTGTGTAGTTGGCCCCCAATCACCAGCAATAAATGAAGCATCAGTTTCTAAAATACCTGCATTTATTAATTGTGCTTGAATACCTGCTATTGTTTCTTCACCTAAACCAGCAAAGTTATCTATTAATTCATTTTCTGTGTAGTACTCTGTAGCAGATTCTCCTCTTGGACTTACATATCCTGCAGTTACACCTATTGGTGCAGAACCTGGTTGTACCATACCAAACTCGTTTATTGCAGACTGCATACTTAAATCGTATGTACCTAGACTGTCTATTGATTCATCTTCATCTAATGCTAAGTTAACTAAATATTGAGGTACACCATATGCTAATAAATAACTTGATGCTGTGTTGATATCTGTTGCTGTATTGATTGTGTCAAATTCTTCTTGCGTTAATGTAATTTGATTTTGACCAGCTTGTTGTTGTGAGTTTACATACCTAAGTATCTCTATAATTCTATCTACAAATGTTGATGTTTCCATTATTCGTTTAACGCCTTTAACAACTCTTCATCCTCATATTCTGCTCTTAACTCTCTTTCAAATACTTCTTCTAGTAAAGCCTTAGCTTCTGGGTATTTAACACCAATTTGACTTTTAACATTACGCAAATGTTTCCTGAAAGGTACAAGTTTAGCTGATGTTCTAAAGGAAGTAGGTAAATAATTGCTACCTGCTATATTAGTTGTCACCTCTATAACTTTATCTCTTTCTTTAATATATTCTACCAGTGCTTGTGCTACAGGTTGTTGTTTTAATTCAGGTATTATTTCATAAGTTACAGGGTCAAACCAGGTATATAGTTCCATAATTATTTCATCTAACTCTGGTTTCTTAGTTGAACCAGGTATTGATAATCCATATCCATAATACCTAGATGCTATCTCTGCTTTTTTATTTCTTTTAGCAGCAGTAGATACTTTGTCTGTTTTATTAACTAAGTCATTTCTTATAAGCCAGGCCTCAAACTCTAAGTTACCAAGAAGAATGTTTTTTGCCCTTTGCCATTGTTCTGGTGTTCTTGGTGCTCTTTCACCTTCTACTATTTGATTCCAATAAGCATCATAAGAAAACTCTGCATCTGTTTCATCAATTAAAAATCCATATGTTAAATCAAACTTATCTACTAAATCTGGGTTCTGTCTTTCCCATTCAGCACCATCTGCAGTGATAGGCCTTTTCTTAATTGTTTCTGTTTTAGCAGTTGCTATAGCTATAGGGTCAAAACCAAACCTAGTTGTAAACTCTGTCATAGCTTCATCTATATTTCCTGCTGAGTTAGATATATCTCTCCACTCTTGTGCTAATGTTTCAAACAAAAAGAAATTACCAGTTTCATCTGTTATTTCGTATTTTGGAGATGCAGGACCTGCTGGGCCTACCCATTGTGCAAAAGCTCTAAACATAATTATATTTTGTGCATAGTCTGCAGCAAGGTCTAACCCTTTTTGTGCTTGTGCTGGTGATTCATCTGATATTTCTCCTGCTAACAACAAGGCCTTATACACCTCAATAGTTGTATTGTTAAACATTCTCTTTGTTTCATCTGTATTTTGCATAAATGCTGTAGCAAATTTTCTAGCATAACTAGGAAATGGAGCTAAAGCTGTAGCTATTTCGCCTGGTGTTCCAGCTCTAGGTGGTGAAAAGTCACCGAATAATATAAACTGTGCAATACCTTCTGGTTTAAATATTTTAAACTTTTCATTTAAAAATGCTGCAGGTACTGTAATAGTTGGACCAAATCCAGGTATTACATTAGCTGCTAAGTTAATAGATTGTAAGTAAACAGGCATATTAACTTTTACACCATTCTCTTCTAAATCTTTAAACATCCATTTTCTTAATAGGCCTGACCCTGGGTAATTAAACATTTCTTGTTGAGTAAGTGGGTCACGATAAAAGAAACCTTTTTGGTCATCATCTTCAAACTTTGCACCTTCTTTTCTACCTGATTGTATTATTTGTTGAGCTCTTCTTAAAGGCCTACCTCTTTCCTGTGCAATAATTCTTCCCCAAGTTGTAAATATTTCTACAAATGCTTCACCGAAAGGAAACAATGCTCTAGTAGAGTTACCTAATCTTGTTCTAGTAGTTACATCATAAAGAAGTTTTTTAGTTTCACCTAGTGCAAATGATGCTGCAGCTTTGTCTAGTATTTCTATATCGTTAATACCACCTTTTTGGCCTTCGTAAGATGTAATTTTTTTAAATACTTTTCTTTCTGCTGCTGTACCTTTATCAATACCTGCTTCTTTAGCTTGTTTAATTAATTTGTTTAATGTTTGTTTGTTAGTAGAACCTGCTAGTTCAGCTACTTTTTTCCAATAATTAGCTTTAAATGCCACAGACCTAGATAATTTGTTTGTAGGTACAGACATAAGCATATCAAATGCTTTATCTACAAAATCATTAGCCATAGTTACGCTTCGTTTATCTGAAAATAATTCTGCTTTAGCTGTTGTAGGTAATAAATCTAAATACTTTTCAAAAAAATCTTTTTTAATTTGTTCTTGGTTTTGTCTAAGTCTTGTTGTAATTCTGTCATACTCTGTATCTGTTAACTCACCACGCCAGTACTTTTCAAAGTCTACATTTTTTAAACCAGACAAATCATCTACTGCATCTTTTCTAGCAATAAATTCTAATAACTCTGGCTTACCTGTTTCTTGTATCCATCTACTTGATGCTGCAGTAGCACCTTTAGTTGTTTTAGTTGATACAACACCACCTGCTATGTCAGCTAAATTTGCATTTACATAATTAATAAATTCATCAGCTAATTTTCTACCTGGTTCTGATTGTCTACCTGCACCATTAAACATATGTGATTTAGCACCTGTTACTTTTTTAATATGGTTATTTAAATAATGACCTTTTTTGTTAGCATTTTTTTTCAAAGCTCTTAATGCAGCTGCTCTTTTAGCTGCAGGTAACAATTGTATAGCTGCTAACTCTTTTGACAAAGGGTCAAAATATGCTTGTAAAACATTTCTAAAAGATGCGTTTTTCCAGGAGTTAAAGTTTTTACCTTTGTCTACTGTACCCCAAGTACCTGCACCTGCATACCTTCTTCTTATAGAAGATAAAGTACCTGCTGTTTCTGTTAATGCTGATATGTGATAAGCGTTGTTATCAAATGAACCTAGAAGACCTACTTGTGTTTCTGGCCCTCTATTGAAAGCTCGTAATATAGTATCAATAGGATGTCTTATTACATTAGTAGTTCCTGATGCCATCATTCTAATTTGCTCTTCCATTACTACTCTTAATGTCCAAGCTGGTCTTAACAACACTAATGGTTTAAATATTCCACCATAATAAAAATCCATAAATCTACGAACTGTATCTACACTTTCCCCAGCAAATGCTTTACTACCTATAGGGCCTAGCTTTGTATCTAATGCTTTACCTACTCTAAGTAAATCTGTAGGGTTAGGTAAAAATATTTCATCTGCTAATTGAGTAACTGTTAATGGATTCATTAATAAAGCCTCTTCATCTACAGGTTTACCTTTTTTCTTTAATATATTTTTTAACATACCTGTTAAAGGTAAATCTAAATTACTGTATTTTCTACCTGCTGTTTTGGCCATATCACCATCTGCATAAAACTTGCCCATTACATTTGTGCCTCGTTCTATAAGTTTGACTTGGAAATCAGATAGGCCTGATATACTTCCATCTTTGTTTATTTTTCCACCAAAGTTTCTTACAATAGGGTTTTTAAAATCTTTTTGAAAGAACTCAACTAATACATTTACTACTTCTGTTGGTGCATCATCACTACCTAAAGCATCTAATGTTTTATTAAAGTACTTACTACTTAATTGTTGTGCTGCATCTGCATCTAATTGGTCAGTTGCAAGATTTAAAAGTCTTGTCATCTGTACTAACGAACCATCAACATCTGCTGTAACCATTCTTGCACCATAAGTTTTGTCCATCATTTTTGTTAAACGATTTTTTTTACTAACTATTTTTGGCAACATATTGTTTGTAATTAATTCATTACTTAAATAATTATCTACAAATTTTGTTAACTCTTTATCTACATCTTCAAATTTTGCATTAGCATTTTTTCTTTTAAGTTTTCTTAGTTCATCTAAAAACTTTTTATCAGTAATTTGCTCATTAGACTGTTTGATTATTACTTGTCCATTTTCTGCATTTTCCCATAAAAACTTTTTAAAAACTAAACCTTCATCACCAGCTAAAAATTGTTTAGTAGTTGGTCCGTGTACTGATTTTCTAGCTGCACCTATAAGTCCACTAGATTCAAACTTTTTCATATCTTGCAAATTAGTAAATGTTTTACCTAACTT